GGGTAGGAAGCGGGCCAGAGCTGTAGATTTGCCAGAACCGCCAACTCCAGCAAGTATGTGAAAGTTGACGGGGGGGCGATTATAAGTGCCGGTGCGAATATGAGTTTCAGCGAGCTTGCATAGCGTGTCCAAGCCACGGGCTATCTGGTCAGCACCCATGCCGCGCAAATCCATGGCGTCGGGGTTGTTCTTAAGGTCTTGACTCAAGTGCCGGGCTAACGTGACGTCCTGCAAGGTTAAGTTGTACACAAATGAATGAGGCACAACCGGGCGGGCAGGAAGAGGTTGGTAAGCGGCTCTGTACTGTTGGATGTTATTGAATCCGGCGTGCAAAGCAGCCGCAGCATTGAGCAGGGAACCCTCGAGGCGGGCGTAAGCTTGATTCCAGGTCTTGATTGGCACGTTGAGCACATCAGCTATTTCTACACGCGGGACTTGGCGCGAAATGTACCCCACCATGGCATGAGCTGGAGCGGCCACAGTTGGTGCATTGGCCGAGCAGTTGGCATGGTCTGTGAGGTGGTACAGGCCGTTAGGCGTAGATGTCAAGAAGAACTGGGCAACTGGCCATCCAGGGACAGGAGGTTGCTCCAAGATGGGCATTTGACGCGCGCTATACACGGGTGGACGTGGTGGTTGTGCCGCACCGCGGGGGCAATTGTCGGCGTTGTACACAGCCTCACGCATTGTTACTCCGAGGCCGAAGTGTGAGAAAACCAAGTTGAGGTCTGACCGCGGGACAGCGCCATTGCCGAAATTGATGCGGTACTGGGCAGTTTGGAAAGACATCCAGTTGCAAAAGAGCGTGGCCGGAAGCATGCCTAGGGCTGTGCCGAGGCAGTCCCATACGCAATCGAAGCCGGCCTGCGGGGCCATGGGAGGCGGGTCTGTCAGCAGGCGACGAAAGGTGTTAAGATCGAACCCAGACGGTAGATGTTTGAATCGCTGTAATGGGTCACGAGGTGGCACTGGTGTCACGGGTCGAGCCGGTTGAACAGGCGCAGCTGGGCGAGGTATCAATTGCAATGGAATGTTTACAGCTTGAGCTGGTACATAACGTCGGCCTGGGCGAAGTGGCGTAGGTATCCGAGGAGGAGGAGTGATGTTGGCGCGGGGAGGGGCCGGCGGAGGTGGTGTCGGGATCTTCGGTGGTGGCGTGGGCGGAGTTGAATGAGGCGGGGAAGGGCCGGGCGAAGGATCGGAGTCACGATATGTTGGAGAAGCTGG